ATGAAAAAAACAAAATTTAGAAAAAGAATTATCTCCTATTTTTGACAATGAAAGTATTAAGATAGGAACGTTTAAAGCTAACAGAAGTATTGATACATTGGATATTGTCAAGGAAAATATCAAGTTTTGGAAAAGCTATGATGGACATAAGCTACCTAATAAACAGGTTAAACGCCTGTATTATAACGGCACTAAGACACAAAACATAATCAAAATGTACCGAGATACGCCTGAATTGATTAAGTTTGTAAGAGAGCACGCAAACGACTATAATACGTTAAATCGAAAGGGCGTACCTAGATGCATAAATATTGATCGTAGGCGGAGTGAACGTTATTTTTCCGTATATATCAAAAAGTTTGGGAACGTGCGTTTTGATGAAGTGTTAAGAGTTTTCCCTTTGCTTCCCAAGTCATATTTGAACGAGTAATGAGAGTAATGAGAGTAATTAGAGTAATAAGAGTTTTAAGGAGAATACTAACCGATTCAGATATAATAGATCTGTACGGTCTGTATTGTGAATTTTACAAAAATATATAATAATATTAGATAACATTGTAACCGTACCGTTTGAACAAATGAGAGAGATACGCAAGGAATTAGACCGATTTGTTAAGCCTATACAGATAGAGGTCATTAAGAGCGATTTTGAAACTGTTTCATTCAGAGAGTTAAGATAAAGCGGAAATAATGTGAAATATTTTCCTGGTATGGAGAACAACAAGCGGATCGCCACCGCTACCGGGAACAAATACTAACTTAAAAACAAAAGAATATGGGAACGAGCAATCAACTAAGTATTAAGCAAATTATTTGTTTTAACATTATAGCGGCTGAAAAAGTTGCCGGGAATATATGTCAAGGTCTTGCTGTTAAGCTAGGGAAAGCGTTTATATACGATAACCGTGATATTGATGTCAATGAAATCTCATACATTAGTCAACAA